TTATGCAAAATGTACAGAGAAATTTTGAGCCAATAGGTGATACTATATCAAATTGGAAGTCGTGGGAAGGAACTTATAGAAATCATTATGCAGTTACACATGATCAAAGTTTATGGGCTAGAGCATTTAGAGATTTTAATAGATCTGGTAAAAAAAGATTAGAAGATCATTTTGAAGATTGGCAAGATCATTATGGTAAAACAATTATGAGTGGAGGTAATAAGCCACGTATGTATAGAAGTATACGTAAAGCACAAAAAATAGGGGATACTTTATATCCTACTAAAGGAATGAAAAAAGGTGGTAGAGTTAAAAAAACAAGCTGGAACTACTGATGCAACACAACGGAATACTTGCAGAGAAGAAAAAGGAATTAACAGACAAACAGAAATCATTTCTGTCCAACCTATTTGACACCGGTGGTAACATCAATCTAGCTCTAGAAAAAGCTGGATATTCTAAAAATTCAAGAAGTCTTGTACTAAAAACACTATCCGATGAGATCTTGGAGGCAGCTAAAACAGAACTGGCTGCACACTCTGTGCAAGCAATAAATAGAGTAGTAGAAGGAATGAATGATGTGGGAGAGCATCCACGAGCAGAGTTGCGTTTAAAAGCAGCTCAAACCTTACTTGACCGAGTAGGTATTGGAAAACAAGAAAAAGTAGAAATGGAAGGTAAGATTCTTCACGGTGTGGTGCTAATGCCTGCTAAAAAAGAAATGCCTATCGTAACAATAGAGGAGTAGAATAGTTATGCCTAGAAAAAAATCAAAAGATTGGCAAAAAGAGAAAAGTAAGTCCCCTAATTGGATAAAAAAAGCTGGAAAAATTTTAGAGGATGTAGTTAAAGGACATGCTACCGATGGAGGAATGTCTCCTCAAGCTATAAAAGATTTATTGGCAGCAGTGAAGGGACATAAAGTTTCAAAAAAAATTACAGGGACAAAGGAAGGCCTTGGTAAAAAATACGGTGGAACTGTTAAAGAAAAAACTTCTAAAAAAATAGGAGCTGGCTGGCATAAAAAGGCTTCTAAGACTTCAAAGAAAACTTGGAATTATAACTAAATGGCTGAAACAACAATATTAGGGAAAAAAGTTACAGCAAAACCCAAAGGGAAGAAAATTGATATTGGAATAGAGCCTGTTGAAGGACTAACACTTACAAAGACTGTACAAGCTGGTAATAAAGGTGATGCTATAGCAAAATTTGAAAAACGATGGGAAATAGCACCCGGAGTTCACGTTCATGCACGAGCTAAAAAACCTGAAGGAAGAGGAGGAGAAGCTTATTTTACAGTTACTGCTGAATTTAATAAGGGTGGTACAGTTAAAAAATATGCTAAAGGTGGTGGAGTACGAGGAGTTCGTTATTAAGTATGCATGTAATTATCTATCTACTAGTATTCCTGTTGCTGTTTACAGGTGTTTGTGCAGCCGAGACTAATACTGTTACTAGCACAAGTTCAACAGTATCATCCGGAACTACAACAATAGATAGAACACCAAGTACAGCAAATGCTCCATCGGTAATAATAAATAATCAAGATGTTTGTAGTTATGCAGCTTCTGCTGCTATACAGACACAGATCTTGGGAATAGCCGGTGGAACAGCAATAAGAGATATGAATTGTGAAAGATTAAAGCTTAGTAGAGCTATGTATAGAATGGGCATGAAAGTAGGAGCTATTGCTCTCCTCTGTCAAGATGCCAGAGTATTTCAAGCAATGGAAATGGCAGGCACCCCCTGTCCATTTAAAGGAAAAATTGGAATTGCAGCTGCTAAAGAGTGGGCTAACAATCCAGATAAACGACCTGATTATGAAGAATGGGTAAAAGAAAATGTTACACAAGAAGAACTCACTAACGAAGAAGTTGGTGTGGGTATTGGCCTTAGTGGTCTTCTTCTTCTCCTACTCCTCTAATGCACAAATGCAAGAAGAGGGTGATACAGTTACTCAAGAGATAGAAACTGAACACATAGGAGAAGGTCATATAGATACAGTTACCCAGACAACTGTTACTGTTGAGCATAAAACAACAGAAGATATACTAGATAAAGATACAGGTATCGTTACTAATCGTTATGAGGGTGATATGGATCTGGATTGGGGTGGGCTAGGTCCGGCAAGTATGCCAAATTGTGATGCATATTTTGGTACTGGTAAGTGTGGAAAAGGTACATCAAACTCATTAACAACTTTTGATCAGTATGTAGATATAAGTGATTTTCATATAGAAGATGGTGGTGCTCTCGAATGGGAACTTCAAATGTATCACTCCCAGTCAAATACTACAGGATATTTTCAGACAAAAGGATATAATGATAATGTCTTACAGTGGGATACTGGACAAATTAATTTAGAAAATACAGGTAGCCCAGAAACGTTTTCAGGAAGTCATGATTTTGCAGGAGATTTAGATAAGGTCTTTATAAGAATAGGTGGTAAAAAGAATTACTATTTTGATAATGTAGAATATACCATTAATTATAATTATATTACCACTACTGTAGAGACATGGATTGAAATTGTACAACCTACACAGATGGAAGAGCAGTTAACTTTAGATTTAATAGATACGTATGAATCTGCTACTTCTGTTGAACAGCAGGAAATGAATACCATGATGGAAGAGATGGATATGGTTATTCAATTTGAATTAGAACCTGTAGAAATAGACAGTGTACAATTAGATGAAATGCCAGAAACTATGCCTACGAACATGATGGAAGAGACATTTCAAAATATGGATATAGATAATATGTCTCTTGATGAAATAATGGTAGAAGTAGAAACACTAGTGGCAGAATTAGAAGATACAGGTATGGAAATAGAAACTGTTGAAGTAAAAATGCCAGAGATAGTAGAAGAACAATCAGAGCCTGCTGAAGAAATGAAGGAGACTGTAGATGTTACAGAAAATAAAGTGGAAGATCAAGAAATTACAGAAGAATCTGAGCTTGAGGTTGTTGAAGATAAAATGGAAGTTGAAAATAAAACTGAATCAGAATCTACACCAGAACAGTCAAAAGAAGTTGTAAAAAATAAACCAACAAAGGAACAAGAACAAAAACAGAAAAAAGCAAAAGAGATTATGGCTGCACTACCAAGTAATTACGATCCTGTAGCTCAACTGACAACTCTTGCACTTGTAAATGCTCTTGGTCCTGATATACGAACATATCAACGACAGGATATAGTAACACAAACAAATTGGTATGCTGTTGAAGATATATATACTAATAATAATTTACCTGATCCCTTATCCGATTATATATCAGTTCGATCAAGTTTACAAATGGAAAAAATGATAAGCCAGCAGTATGAGTAGTGAAGTAGAATTTGCAGGAGTAAAATTTCGAGGGGGAAAGATAGTAGTTATTATTACTGCATTGAGTACCTTAGCTGGAGGTATTTGGGCAGGTTTTGAAGGATATGCTAGATGGAAAGCAATGGAAGAACAAATTGCTTTATACGTAGAACCTGATCTTAGTGGATTTAATAGAGAAATAGGAATTATTAATGAAACTATAACAAGTTTAGAAAAACAGGTAAATGTTGAATTAAAAACTATAAAAGAATTAGTAACTTCAGCACAGGATAATGCTAGAACTATCAAGACCGATTTAAAAAATGATATGTATAAAGTACAGGATAATATAGATCAAATAGTAGAAGATAATAGAGAGTTAAATAGAAATATACATAGTAAAATGTCTAATTTACAGATAAAGATGCAATTTGTTATAAAAGATGCAGAAAAGAATTTAGAGTCTTTAATACAACATGCATCTGATAGATTTGATAGTAAACGAACAGCACTAGAAGAAGGTGCACAAAGAAGACAGGATTTTTTAACAGAAGAAATGAAAAATTTAGAAACTCGATTTGATATAAAACTTGAAAGAGCATTATCAAATCCATTAACAGGACAGTAATATGAGTGAAGAAAAAGAAGAATGGAAGTGTAAAGACTGTACTTGTGAAGATTGTACATGTACAGAAGAAAATAAATGTATAGATTGTAAATGTGAAGAAGAAGATCAAGAAATGAAGCATTGGGTAGTACTATAATGGAAAACCACACTAAATATAAAAAAAGAACATCTTCTACAGTACCTTTTGGATACAAGTTATCAGAAGATCAAAAGGTATATGAACCTGTAGAGAAGGAACTTGAACTGCTAGATAAAGCTTTTAACTATGTACGAACTGTTGGTCCTGCCAAAGCTGCAAGATGGTTATCAACAGCTGCAGGTAGAAGAATATCTAATCCCGGTTTGACAAAACGTATGAATAAAGGATTATACCTATAGAAACAGAAAAGAAAAAACGAGGTAGACCTCCTAAACAAGAGGGACAATCAAAAGGTTCCTATAGTTGGTCATCTCGTATGAGAGCCAAACTTGCTACTCAAAAGAAGCTTTCTGCTAAACGGAAAAATGCTGAAAAGCTGACCAAACAAGCAAAACAAGCTAGAGCAGTAGCTAAACAGGCTCAGGAGGCATCTAAGAAGGTAGATGATGCACTCAAAGGCAGGGGAGAATCTGTAGTAACAACAGACGATCTAAAGCATGTTCCAAAAGCATTAAGAGATCATCTAAAAGATCACGATGTTGTATTCAGACCTAATGAAGGGCCTCAGACTACCTTTTTAGAGTCTCCGGAACGTGATATCCTGTATGGGGGAGCTGCTGGAGGTGGTAAATCATATGCACTATTAGCAGACGTACTTCGAGATGCATCAAATCCTAACCATCGAGGATTATTATTAAGAAGAACACTGGCAGAATTAACAGAGTTAATAGATAAAAGTAGACAATTATATACAAGAGCTTTTCCCGGTGCTGTATTTAAGCAAGCTAAGTCTACATGGGAGTTTCCTACAGGTGCTAAAGTATGGTTTTCCTATGTTGATGATGATCGAGACGTAACAAGATATCAAGGACAAGCTTTTAACTGGATAGGAATAGATGAAATAACACAATATCCTACACCGTATGTGTGGAATTATTTACGATCTAGATTAAGAACTACAGATCCTGATTTAAAAATGTACATGCGTTGTACAGCAAACCCCGGTGGTGTTGGAGGTTGGTGGGTTAAGAAGATGTATTTAGATCATGCACCACCTGATGAACCTTTCTGGGCTAGAGATTTTGACAATGGAGAAATTCTTAAATATCCAAAAGGACACCACAAAGGAGATGAACCTTTATTTTTAAGGAAGTTTGTACCTGCTAGATTAACAGATAATCCTTATCTATTTGAAGATGGTCAATACGAAGCAATGTTGATGTCTTTGCCTGAAGTAGAAAGAAAACGATTACTTGATGGAGATTGGGATGTAGCCGAAGGTGCAGCCTTTACAGAGTTTAGTAAAAGTATGCACGTTGTAGAACCTTTTGGTATTCCTGAAGGTTGGGCTAGAATAAGATCAGGAGACTATGGATATGCTTCTCCTTCTTGTATACTTTGGGGTGCAATTGATTGGGATAACAATATTTGGATATATAGAGAGTTATACGTTAAAGGATTTACAGGAGAACGATTAGGAGATACTATCATGGAGATAGAAAGAGAAGATCCTGTAATACAACATGCAGCTTTGGACTCCTCTTGTTGGAATAAGACAGGTTTAGGTCCTAGTATAGCAGAAACGATGATAAGACGAGGAGTAAGGTGGATACCAGCAGACAGAAATCGAATGGCAGGAAAGATAGAAATACATCGAAGGTTAGCTTGTGATGATTATGGAAATCCTCGTGTACGTATTTTTTCCACTTGCAATAATCTTATCAGAACTATGCCCACGTTGCCTTTATCTAAAACTAATCCTGAAGACGTGGACACAAAAGCTGATGACCATGCGTATGATGCATTGAGGTATATGATGATGAGTAGAACTTTAGTAAATGTGCACAGTCCTCATAGAATGACTAGACACACACAGAAATATGAACCACAAGATCAAGTATTTGGATATTAATTATGGATGAAGAATTTAAAACATTAGATGAAGCTTTTGAATTAGCTACTAAAGGAGTAAGAGGAAAAGGAGTTAGTCCAAAAACTATAAATAAGTTTGTATCTGCAAAAAAAATATTAGAAGATTATGGTAAACCCTTATCTGAATTAAATGATGAAAGAGAATTTAAAAAGTTTTGGAAATGGTTAACTAAAAAAACAAAAACAGGAACAGCACAAGGCCATGCTCAAAGTATAAGAAGACTTATAGAAGTAAGTAAACCTCATAAATTTTTCAAAAATATTCTTATGGAAGATAATATGAGATTATTAACTAAATTAGATGAAGCTAGTGGAAAAGGTGCAATAGGAGCAGGTAGTCTTGCCAAAGCCAGTAATATGGAAGGCTATATTAAATCTATAAATGAAGCTGTAGTTGGGTTAAATAAAGAAGCAATTAGATCTCCTGCAACAGCTTGGAGAAGTAATAGTTTAAAGAATTTTATAATTATGCAAAGTTCATCAGGTCCTAGAATGACTGAATTAATTAAATTAATAAGTAAACATGGTTATGATCCAGAAATGCAAACTTTATTTGCAGTATCTACTAAAGGAGTATCTCCTGCAAATATAGATTACGATTTAGGTGAATTTCATAGTCAAGTTATAGCAGATCAGACTGCAATAGCTGAAAACAAAAATTATAAATTTACTGAGACTAGGCAACCTAAACAATTTGGACAAATTAAAAAATTTCATGATATATGGCCTTATAATGAAAATACTATGGCAACTCAAACTAAAAAACATTTAACACCAATTTTTAAAAAGAATAATGTTAAATGGGTAGAATTTAATCCTGAAACATCTAAAAAAGTAGTACATAATTTTCAGACTAAACATTTAAGAAATCAATTTGTTAAAATGGCTGTTTTAACAACTAAAAATGATATGGCAGCTGATAGATTAATTGGTCATAAAGGCAGTTCTACTAAAGTTAGAAATTATCCCGGTACTTTAGATATATCTGCTGCTGAAGCCAGAGCTTTACAAATTGAAGGTGAAACACTTATGACTACAAGAGGGCAAGATTTAGATACTTTTTGGGGAAGAAATTTTGCAAGAACACAAGGACATAATCCTTTAGAGTTATCCAAACAAATGGGAGTAGATTTACGTAATACAGATTTTGTGAATAGTTATAAATCTCCTACTCCTAAAGAAATTACACATTCAAAAAAAGTATTTAAAGATGTTAATACTAATGTAAATTTTAATAATCAAATTGATAATAAAGTAGATGGAAAATTAGATACAAATTTATTTAAAAAAGGAGCTATAACAACATCACCTTTAATTACAGATCCAGAGGATATAACACCTACTAAACCCAAAGTAAAAGGACTATCACAAGTAGATTTAATTAAGTTAGACATTGATATGTTAGATGAAGAATTTAGTGCTGAAGGTATAGAAAGAAGAGAAAGATTAGCAGCAAGGGGTGTAACTGCAGAACACAATCTTCAAAAAGCTACACCTGAAGAAATAAATAAAGCTGTAATTGATACTGGAGCTGATATTAAAACTCCTAGTGGAAAAGCAAAAGTAATGCGAGCTTTAGGATCTATAGGAAAAAAATTAATATGGCCTGCCGGTGTATATTTAGGTTGGGAAGCTTCTAAAGCAACTTTAGGTATGCCGACAGAAGCTTGGGCAGCAGATCCAACAGAACCTAAAGATTATACTGATCAAGCAATGTCTGGTTTATTTGGAATAGATACTCCGGAAGAAAAACAAAAAGCAAGAGCAAAATACGAAAGAATTGAAGCCTTTTTACCAATGGTAGCACCTCCGAGTTATGTATTATTTCCAACAGAAAAAGAAAAAGAAGAGCAGGAAGAAGCTGCTAGTGAACAGATGAGTGCATTATTTCCCGGTGCATAATTAATTTTAACAATAACTAAAAAAAGGAGGCAACTATGCCAAAAGGAGTAGAAGGAGCTTACAAATCAGGTTACATTATGGGCCAGATGAAAAAGCAAGGAGCATTTTCGGATGCTAATGAAGGTGCTTTGCACAGAGAAGGATTAGATTCACATGTTACTGGTGCTAATAGTGGTGCTTGGACACAATCTGTAAAATCATCTTCCACTAGTGGTAGTGCTCATACTAAACAACTAGGTATGATAATGGGACAATCTAAATCCCATAAATAATAAAGGATAAACATATGAGTGATCCTGTTGACGTTTCAGGTGAACTGAATCCAGATGATGCTCCCGGTCTTATTTCTGTAATAAAAGGAAGACAGAAGGAAGCTGAAGATGGAAGACAAGTTCATGAGGAACGATGGCTAAAAGCCTATAAGAATTTTCGTGGTATATATGATTCTACAACTCAGTATACGAGTACAGAAAAATCTAAGGTTTTTATAAAAATAACAAAAACTAAGGTGCTTGCTGCCTATGGTCAAATTGTAGATATACTGTTTGCTAATAAAAAATTTCCACTTACAGTAGAGGCTACACCTGTACCTGAAGGCATTGCTGAATTTGCACATTTAGAAACTCCATTAGATCAAGCAATGCAACAAGATCCTTATGGATTTCAGGGTGATGGAAGAGACTTACCTCCCGGAGCTGTCCAAGCTACAAATGGATTAGATTATCTAGGAGGTTTAGCACCAGAATTTGAAGGTGCACCTATAGCAGAAGGTCCTTCTAAAATAGGAGAACCTCAAATATCTCCAGCACAAGAAACTGCATTACGTATGGAAAAAGTTATACATGATCAACTGACAGGAACTAATGCTGTTACTACTCTTAGAAATTCCATATTTGAATCTGTTCTATTAGGTACTGGTGTTATAAAAGGACCATTTACTCATAGTAAAACAGTACATAAATGGATGAAAACTGGAGAAGATACAAAAGAATATCAACCGTATAATAAAGATGTACCTAAGATAGAAACTGTATCTTGTTGGGATCTTTATACTGATCCCATGGCTACTAACATAGAAGATTGTGATTATGTAATTCAAAGACATAAAATGAATAGATCACAATTACGTAATCTTATGGAAATGCCAATGTTTGATCCTGATGCTATAAAAGAAGTATTATCAGGAGGAGGAAATTATCAAGATAAATATTTTGAAAGTGTAATACGAGATGATAATCATTTTGATAAGAGTGCAAATGAACGATTTGAAGTTTTAGAATACTGGGGAAGTATTGATTCATTTTTTATGAAAGAAATAGGAGCAGATACAGATGGAGATGATTTAGGACAAGTCCAAGTAAATATATGGGTTTGTGGAAATCAAATTTTACGAGCTTGTGCTAATCCTTTTACTCCAGTACGTATACCTTATCAAATATTTCCATATGAAATAAGTCCTTATCAAATATGGGGTATTGGAGTACCTGAAAATATGGAAGATGCACAGATGTTAATGAATGGTCATGTTCGTATGGCTATAGATAATTTATCTCTTGCTGGAAATCTTGTATTTGATGTAGATGAAACTTCTTTAGTACCCGGTCAAAATTATGAAATATTTCCCGGCAAAGTATTCCGAAGACAATCAGGAGTTACAGGAACTGCAATAAATGGTATTAAATTTCCTAATACTGCAGGTGAAAATATACAAATGTATGATAAAGCTAGACAACTAGCAGATGAAGAAACTGGTATACCCAGTATAATGCATGGGCAGACAGGTGTTACTGGCACAGGCAGAACAGCAGCAGGCTTATCTATGTTATTAGGATCAGCCGGCTTATCCATTAAGACTGTTATAAAGAATCTTGATGATCATTTATTAAAACCAATAGGAGAAGCATTTTTTCAATGGAATATGCAGTTTAATTTAGATAGTCCTGATATAGAGGGAGATCTTGAAATTAAACCAAAGGGTGTTGCTTCAGTTATGCAAAAAGAA